CCTCTAGCAATTGTAGAACATAATTCGTACTCTTCTGTGGTCATCTTAGTCCTAGAATCCATAACAATTCCACAGGTAAAACCTTTTTCCCAAGGTGTTACTAAAACTTTTATAGCATTTTTAAATGCTGACTTATCAAATTTTTTTGTCATAGTTTTTTAAAATATTTGTAATCAAACGGTACAACTTTCCATTCAATAGACTTTTTAAATTTATTCCTTTTGGCATAGTCAGTTGCTTCTTTTTCTGAGTCCCATATTTCATTTGTAAATATTCTCCACTTATCATTATCTTTTATTATTAAACAATACATAGTTGGTAAAGGTGAGCACTAGACCCCTCAAAACTAATACTCACCCAGTTACGCAGACTCTTCCTCCTGTTTAGGATTATTAACCTCCGTATACCAAACCCATTTAGGGTTCTTACCTTTAGATTGCTGTTGTGGTAACAACTGCAATTTACTTCCCCAACAAGGAAGTTTGTATGGGCAGAATGAACAAGCTAAGCCCAAAACTTTATTACCCGTAGGTTTACCTCTGAATGTTTCTTCAATAGCATCATACTGTCTCTTAAAAGGTATACCATCTTTAATTGCTTTTACATTATCTTTAGCTTTTTTTATAGCTTCACTTTTATATGGCTCTACAAGTTTAGGTGTTTCACAAACAGCCCATTCACCTGTAGATTTATTAATTGCTATCCAGCCTCCAAAATCTTTGTTCTGACTTTCGCTATATAAAAAACCTTGTGATGCATAACCAAAGGTATCATCCTTAACAACTTCTTGAAATCCACCTTCTTCTCCAAATTTTTTATCAAATGAATATGGTGATGCACTTTTAATATCCCATATCTTGTTCTCAATTTCAACATCTTGCTTGCCTTCAATTTTATTTCCTTCAAATTCATACGTAACTTTTTTCTGTTCATTCTTTACATTTACTCCTGCTGATTTCATAATAAATAAAGCTAGTGCCTCAATGAGGTCACCAAATGTATTTCTTATTTTTACATTGTAAGGTTGTCCTTCACCTTTTACACCTTTAGCTTCCATTTGTAATTGGCAAAGAGGTCTACCTGCATTAGACATTCTAATTTCAAACTTAGATCTTCTGTCATCAGTAAACTGTTTTAGTAAGGCGTTTTTACACGCCTCACCAAACTCCTCTACAAGTTTTTTGTCTGCTTGTACAGGACTCTTAGACACCTTGTCTAGATACTTTTGTACTTTAATAAGTATATCACTCATTAACTAGCAAGCACCTGCTCAGGTAATTTGTCATCAAGTTCTTCAACAACTTTAGCATCTACAGAATCTGATCCAGTAGGACTATTAGATTTAGATTTATTATATAAACCAATAACCTCTTCATTTTCTGTATCTATAGACTCTTGGAATACTTTTAAAGTTTCCATATCAGCATCTGACAACTGTAAATTAGCATCAGCATTTACAATTATTTCAGGTACATAGAATACATTGCCACCTTTTTTCTGACGTTTAGTTTCAAGTGATAGAGTAGAATTAAACATAAGTTTTTTTCTTTTCTTCAATTGATCTAACGCAGCACTTACTGGTGAGAATGCTGTACCTGTTACTCTATATAGAACAGGTAAGTTTTCTACTGAATGATCTTTACCCTGTGCAGTTTTACCATCTTTAAAAGATAATAAACCATAGATAAGTTTATAACATCTAATAGTTCTTTGCTGTTCTAATTGTTCAGGTGTAAGATTTGCTCTTTCTTTGTAAGCTATCTTGCCACATTTAGTTCCACCTAAAATATCTATAGCCTCTTCTTTCCAGCTTTTAAATATAATAGATCTATTTACATACTCTCCTTTGTCAGCATCGTAGTGCATGTATTGCATTGCACTTATGAATGGCCTTAATGTTATGGGTTTACCATAAATATTTTGACCTATATTTGAATCATAAGTGTAGTAATGACCAACTGGTAATTGATTACCATCGTCATCTTCAGGTGTTCGATTGATAGCTAATCTAGGTATGTTAACACCCATGTTAGATCCATCATCTTGACCAATTGCCTGCATGATTTGTTCATCAGACATTCCTTTTATGTTTGTTAGTTGATTATCAGACATTTGTCCTCCATTTTATTAATTTGTATATACCACATTTTTACAAAAAAGTCAAGCATTATTTTATAAATGGATCAATAAAAAAACCTATTAAAACCCACAATCCTATTACAGAAAATAGTATGTTAATTATATCTAACATATTTTTGTATCTCCTTTTATTACTTTGACTTCTAAACCATCTGAGTGTGCAAAGTATTTAAACGTACTAAGAAACTCGTGGTTCTCATATATATACATAGTAGAAGGTTCTACCATGCATCTGCCTTTTAACTCCGTGTATTCTAGATAAGCACCATAATCTGAGTCATCGTACTCATCCAAAGTTTCAAGAGCCTCTATTGTTTTTCTCATATTGCCTCCTTCATATTTAACCAATCATATCCTATTTTAAGTTCCGTGTCAAGTGGTACATTAAAATTAATATCATAATACTTTTTTAATGCAGGTATTACATCTGCAGTTCCTTTATTAAAAATATCAGCCATCAATCTTTCTTCACCAGGATATACATCTGCGATAATAGAATCGTGCACTGTATTTATTAACAAACTTTTTACTTTCTTTTCTCTCATTAGATTATAAATATTTATACAGGCTAATGGTACAATATCTGCTGTAGCAAATCCTTGCACAGGATAATTTTTTATTTGTGTACCATATGTAGATCCACCCCAGGGTGTACGTTCAGCATATGGAAAAGAATATTCTCTACCTGTTGGTAGTTTAACTCTTTTAAATCTAATAGCTTCGCTTTGTAATTTTTCATGCCAAGTTTTTATATCTTTATACTTCTCTAAAAATTTAGTATAATATCTTTTCTCGTCTTCAGTTCCTGTTGTACCACCATACAAAGGTTTAAATGTATGTGCCTTTGCATCTTGTCTTGATACACCAATAATATCTGCAGTGTATTGATGAACATCTATTTTATTTTTTATATCTTCCATACCCTGTTTATCTTGTGATAAAAATACAGCAGTTCTAAATTCTAACTGTGCAAAGTCTATCTCTATTATCTTACCATCTTTAAATCTAGATGATACAACTTTACGAATAGGAAATGTTTTACCTCTAGGTTGGTTTTGAAAGTTTGGATCTCTACTAGATAGTCTACCTGTAGCTGTAACAGCTTGCATAAACTTAGGATGTAAAAAACCTTTTTCATTTGTAAAGTTTTTTAATCCTTCAACAAATGTATGTAAGTAAGTATCAACTGCATTGTGCCGTACAATGGCATCTATAAAAGTTTTAAACTCACCCTCTGCTTCACCTGCTATTTTAGTTAATGTAAGTTTGTCTGTTCTAAATCCAGCTTCTGCAATATCGTATACACTTCTAGGTCTTTGTTGGAATCCTGCAACTCTACCCATACTAGAGTATGTATAGCCATCACCCTCACATATTTCACACTTAGTATAATTTTTATATGGGCTACCATCTTTTTTTATTTTTTTAATTACACCCTTACCCTTGCAAGTATGACATTGTTCAGCAACAGTTTTAAATATTTTTTCAGAATTGTCTGCAACTAGATTTCTAAATTGCAATCTAGAAAAATTAGGTCGTCTTTTATTTTTACCTGTATTTTTATCTATACCTACATTAAATATCTTTGCCCAATGTTTTTTATCTTTTGGCTTTCTACTATAGATCAACCAAGATAATTGTTCAGGACTAGACAAATTAATTTTAGTATCTCCCATTTGTTTATATACAATCTTATCTATCTTTTGTTTTAAGTATGCAAACTCTGCCCTATATTCTTTTTCTACTTTAGCTAGCTCTTCTAAATTTATATTAATACCATTGGCTTCCATATCAGATAGCACAATTAAAAACTCATTCATCATTTTAGCTGTCATCAATAGGTGTTTATTCTTTGGCATTCTAAAGTCTGCCATCTGTGAATTAAATAAATCTCTAGTTATTTGAACATCCATTCTACCATACTCTTCAACTAAATTTACTGGTATGTTTTGAAAAGGTATACCCCTATCTGTAAATTCTTTTATACGACTATCTTTAGAACCAATACGTCTTCTTCTACAAGACATTTCTAATGTTAAACTTTTTCTTATACCTCTATTTAATATATACTCCCCCAACATAGTATCATATACTCTACCAGTATATTTAAATCCAGCTTCAATCAACCACATTAAATCAAACTTTATATTGTGACCTACTAATAATGTGGTCTTATCAAGTATAGATTGTATATTATGATAGCAACCTTTATCTATTCTTTCAGAATGGTTTGTAAAATAATACTCATCATTTATACCCACACTAACTAATATATTATCAGGGTGATAAGGTGATGGATCATACCCACCATTACTTGTAACTTGCCACGATGTTTCTACGTCTACTGTTGTAATCATAAATTTCTTTCCACTTCTGCTATTGTAATAATATATTCTTTACCTTTGTAATTTATTTCAAGATCACGTTCAAATTCTTTTTTGTAATTAATAAAAAAACCTGATCCCACACACTCTAAATTTTTATGCTTGTCCATAAACCTTTGAAATATATTGCCTATTTCTAATACTCTTGATGGTTTTATTTTAGACTTCATATCTGCTTATGCTCCTTCTAATGGTACATGATGGCTCACCATGATAACCATTTATTTTATTTTTACTTATACATAATGTTCTTATTTTATTTTCTGCATCAGAGTTAGAGTTTCTACCTATACCTATAATGATGTCTGCTTCTGCAGCTTTACCTGTCTTAGAGTTTTCCATCATATCAAATGATATACTATTTCTATTGTGTGCATCTGCTGATGCTTGTGATATAGCTATCACAGCACAATCTCTTCTCTTTGCTATCTCTCTTACACTTGTATATATCTGCCTTAACTTTTCATCTGTTCTAGCAAATGTACCTGTAACATTTATTTTATCTAACTGATCTATAACTATTATATCAGGTTTATGTTTATCACAATGTGCATCTATATCTTCCATAGACCAATCAACTGTATCAAACATAGCTATGTTATCTTTTATTTCACTCCAAGCATTTTGTGCTATCTCTTTATCCTGTATTATTTCTTCCCTAGTCATACCCGTATAGCAAGATATGGCTCTCATCTGTGTCCTAATAGCAGGTTCCTCATTTATAAATGCATGTACCTTTGCACCTTGTTCAGCAAATCCTTCAGGTCCTGCACACAAGCTAACCCAAAAAGCTGTCTTGCCTGTCTCAGGTCTAGCAAATGCAATCATAAGATTACCACCACCAATACCACCTACATTTTCTTTTAGCACAGGTATATTAAACTTCCATTTAGTAGTTACATCAAGTAATCCTAATACTTCTTTTACATCACTTGTAACTGCAGGTGTCTTTTCTTCGTCACCTTGTTTATGATTTTCTATCATACCAGCTATATCAGTAAAGTTTGCATCTTTACCATTAAATATTTCTGTAGCTTCAACAGCTATTCGTTGTGCTAAATCTCTATCAGATAAGATACGCATTATATCTTTTGCTATTTCTTTACTAGGTTCTTGTATTTCTTTTATATCTTCTACTAACTCACTAAACTTTTCTTTTGCAGCACGAGTTAATGCAGGATTAAATATAGCAGTATGCAAAGAATATAATTCATCAACACTTATATCATCTGAATATTTTGCATGTGCTTTTTGTATTGTATCAAACAAAGAACTTATATCTCCTGTAAATATAGTAGGAGATATAGTGCCTTTGTATTTTGTATAGAATGCTTTACCAAGCATTAGTCTAAGCATTTGTTTTTCTATCATAAAACATCTCCCTTATTTGTTCTGTATTAAAGTATTTAAGGTCATCTTCTAATGGTTTAACTACGACATTGTCAAACCCTGACGACCTTAAATCTTTAGCTATATCATATGCTTTTGTTGTGGCATCTCTGTCTAAACATATGTATAGTTTTTTATACGGTTTTAAATGACTCTTATGTAAATCTTTTAATTTTGTACCCATAATTGCAATACCAGTAAGTATGTTAGATACAGCACAAGCTGATGGACAATCTTCTACTATAACTGCATCATCACACTCACCACATTTAAATGGTACATCTTTATTACCATACATAAACCATTTAGGATAAACATTTTTATTTAATCCTCTACCTACTGCACCAACAAATTTATGTGAGTATCTATTTTTAATTAAGAACACAACTCTATCTTGCTTTACATCATACTTAATATCTGCTCTACCCCACGACCAAGCCTCCCAACAATTATTATTTGATAACCATCGCATTGCTTTTTCATTTGAATATATACCTTGAAAACTATCAGGTATTTTAAACTCATCATTTTCTATATATAATTCTGTATTTCCTTCCAATACTTTTTGTACATATTTCATATCTTTTTCTCCTTGTTTTTTTCCTTTTGCTTTACATGACGCATGAAAACAAAACCAATTTAAATTATTTTCTGTAGTATCAACTGCTAGTGTATTTAAATTTTTACAGAAGGGACAATCCATTCTCATCTGTGTATCGGGTGGAACAAACAATCCCTGCACTACTTGTAGTTGTTGTCTATAATTCAATCTTATAATTCCTCGTATGTTATTCTCACATCTTGTGAGTAAAATTTATCTCTTTCAAGAGATAGCTTTTTGGTAAGGATAAGGTGTGTAGCCTCATCATTTATTCTATCTGCATCTACTATTCCTGAAAGTGGTAATGTGTATTGTCCTGTGTATCCTAATCCAAATACTTTTATGAGGTAGTTTTTCTCTGTTTCCATTGTTTCTCCTTATCATACTTTTATTTATTTGTCAACTGATTTTTGTAAAATATTTTTTATTATTGTAACTTTGGGGTCTATATCTGTAGTCTTACAAGATGTAAGTAGCAATAATATAATTATATATTTCATATATTTAAAAGTTTATTGCGTAATTTTATAGCTAAATCCCATTTACCTTTTTCTCTACATCTTAATATCAAACACTTAAGTCTAAATATTAATTTAGTTTTTGCATTTCTTTGTTTCATTTTTTTCCTTTCTTTTTATGCCTACCCATATACCAATCCCCTGGCTCATAGTTCCATTTCTTTCCGTGATGACCTCTAATATCTGCATACCACATACGAAGTCTTACTATAAATTTTTTTAATGTCATTCTATTTCCGATTCTTCTTGTATCTTTTTATAATCTACTTCAGGTTGATTCATATAATCTTCTTCTGCTTGCTTATAACATAACTCATCTATTTCATTCCAAGATAAGTGAGGATTTTTTCTTTGTATTTCTTCAAACAATTCTATAGCTCTGTTCTCTAGCCAATGTTCTTTTCCGTCTACACTCATTTGTTCTCCTCATCTTTATTTTTTTCTTTTATATAATCAGTTAAAAATGTATCAACACTTGAAGCTGTGTCGTCATCTATGTCTATAATGGTATCAGTATACCAAGTGCCATCTTGTCTTTCTACTGTTGCAACTATTGCCCAACTTGTTATTTTTTTTGTCATTAATGCTCCTTATAGCTTACTTGTTTAACTTTACGACTCCAACAAGTACGGCAAGATTTACACTCACCATCTTGTTTATATGCAGGACATTCCTG